GCAGCGTGGCCGTGCTGGCCCAGGCTTGCAACGGCTGCTTCGTCGATGGGTTGCGCTTCGGCTTGGGCTTCGGTTTGCACTTGTTCGGTCATGCTATTCTCCTTGGATTGATTCGGTCGGGGGCGAACATGGCCCCTCAGCTAAAAGGGCCGATCCCTTGTGAGGATCGGCCCCTGCGCTATGCTACCGCGGACGCTGGATTACAGACGGCCGACGGTCTTGACTTCGGCGAAGGTGTCTTCACCGGCGATGCGGTGGCTGACGCTGACCTTTGCTGCCTGGCCCGCCAGCATGGCGAACGAGAACGGCTGGCCGGCTTGGTTCATGTTCACGGCTTCACGCAGACGGCCCAGGCCGATGTTCTTGCCCTTGGTGGTGTCCAGGCCGCCGTCTTTGGTGTCCAGCATGATGCCTTGCTTGACGGTCACGGTGTCGCGGCCGACGAAGGCCTTGACCGACTCGTCTTCCACGAGCCAGAAGACGTCCAGGGCGATGCCGCTGGTGGCGCCGTCTTTGGAGGTCCACTGGCGCGGCACAACCTTGTCGATGATGCCCATGTACTCGCCGACCGGGCAAGGGATGGTTTTGGTATCCAGGGATTCGGTGATCGAGGCGTCGAGGAAGGATTGCGGATCGAAGTTGGACATGGTAGGAGCTTTCTGTAAAAAGTAGGGTTTGGGTTTGGTGCTCCGGCTTGGGTACGGTGCCGGGCTAACCGCGTTGCAACAAACGAACGATACGGATTGGGGCTCAGTCTAACAAGAGGTATTTTTCAAGTAGTTTGAGGGGTTTTTCGCACGGATTACAATGGAGTAATCCGTGTGAATTACGGGGGCGTGAGCTTCCTGAGTGCACGCATGGCGTCACCGATGACCGAAGGAACGCGCTCCGGTCGCTGGTGTTCGACGTATTGCAGCAGGCGATTCAGTTCGTAGTGCGGCACAGTGCGCATCAAAGGGCTGGAACGAAGAACTTCCTTGCCCAAGTCGGCCGTGCTTGCGCCGTAGGCTTGCATCACCTGCAATTCCCCGTCGAGGTCAGGGACGGTTTCCCTCAGGCCGGTCGGCACGAAATCGCTTTCGTAGCGAATGAGCAGACCCAGCTCTTCCGCGATCTTGTGTTCGAGCGTTGCGCCCTTGGAGTTACGCCAACCGCGCAGGAAATACACGATGTCGGCACGCGCCACCTGGGCCAGGGCCAGCCGCATGTAGCCGGTCCAGTCGTCGGCCTTGTTCGTGGCCGGGTTGAGGACGCGGAAGCCGTCGGCCACGAGCGCCTTTTCGGTCTGCATGAAAGCAGGGTAGTTCAGGTCTGGCAGGTCGGTCATCGGACCTGCGATGTAGACGGTCAGCGGGATCATTCTCGTGTTCATTTCAATTCCTTAAATTCGCATAAACTTGTTGGCTCGGGTCAGCAGTTCCAGGTCATCGCGATCCTCGAACTGCTTCGGGGTGGTCGGGCATGAGGTTTTCAGATGCACTGAGAAATACACGAAAATCTCGATGCCCTCAGCGTTCCTCACGATCAACCGCTGCACACGCCACCGCTGGAACATATCGTTGCAGGCGTGCTTGATCTTCGCAATGGGAACCTCGGGCAGCATTTCATGGAAATCCTCTGCCGTCAGCCCCATCTTCGTTATTTCGAGAAGGGCAACGACTGCCCTCTCGACTACCTCAAGCGCCATCGCTCTGCCCCCAATCGGCCACGGCTTTCCAGAAGATGAACATGCCCTGGCTGATCCCCTGGCCGCGACGCATCCATTTGCAGGTCGTCGGCCAGAGGTCGATGGTCTCACCTGCCGGACCGTGGACGATGATGTGCGTGCCGCCTGCGGTCAGACTGTGCTTGATGTTCATGGAGCGGAGCTTCTCGACAGCAGCGTTGACGAGTGCTTGCTTTTCAGCATTGGGCTTGCAGGTCATTCCGCACCTCGGGCACGCCACTTGGCAATGATCGGCAGGAACGACGGTTCGAGTCCTTGCTTGATCGACAGGTTGCGGCTCTTGACGTCAGCCAGAGCCGAACCGGTGTCCCAGGAGAACTTGGTGCCCTCGCGCACGGTCAGGATGACGTCCGAGAACATCGGATTGATCTTCGGGCCGAGCTTCGTGCCCAGGGCCGACACGCTGATCTTGACGCCGCCCAGCACTGCGTCGGTCTCGCGCTCGACGTGGCTGATCAGGACGAAGTGGCAGCGGCAGTTGTCCGTGAGCATGCGCAGGATTTTCTCCACCTGATCCTGCGCAATGCCCCAGTCGGATTGCGATTTGACCGGCTTGCCGCCGACCACGAGCGACATTGCTGCGCGGCCCAGGCCAGCCATGCCGTCCATCACAAGGGCTTTGTCGGTGCCCCAGGTGTCCACCGCGCCGAACGATTTGCCGGTGCGCTGATCCGTGAAGTTGTTCAGCGCTTGCAGCAGCAGGATGAACTGGTTGTGGTTCGAGCGCTTTGGGTCTTGCATCTTGGCCAGGGAGTCCAGGGCCATCGTGTTGATCTTTTGGGCCGAGTCCAGCATGTCCAGGAACGACGCCTTGGGAGCTTCGAGCTGGTGCCAATGGAGGTTGTCGGGGATCGGCTTGCCCTTGTCCTTGAAGTAGCCCAGGAGCGATTCCAGGCCCGGTTCAAGGCCGAGGTAGAACACTTCGACGCCGGACTCGACCAGGGTTCCGATGGCGTGGGTCTTTCCCGTGCCAGCCGGTCCCATGAGCAGCACGTTCGTGCCTGGGAGTTTGCTTTCAGCGTCGTTGTGGGTTGCGGTAGTCATATTGCTATTTCCTTATCAGATGAAACGTTTGAGCCAGGTGGCGAGTGCGTCGAGGTGGTTAGCGGCCCAGCTTCCTGCCAGGGCCACGAGAACCACGCCGACAACGAACGATAGCAAGAGGCACGAGGCCTTGGCGAGAATGAGGAGCATAACTTAGAGAAAATCCATGTAGCGTTGGAATTCCCACCGAACGACATCATCCGGCAGGTCTTGGGCTGCTTTTGCATCGTAATGGGACGTTAACAGGCCAGTCGGGTGGGAGGCGAACTGGTGCGGAGGGCACTTGGCGCAAGTCACGTGCATGACGTCCCAGGTGCTCACTCGGCCATGCTCATTTTCTACTGGGCACGAGGCCCAATTCCGTCCGCAGGTCGTGCAGAAGAACGACTGGCTGCGAGGGGCTACGACGGCCAGGCCACGACGCTCGAAGGCTCGTGGACGTTGGCCAAGGTACTTGCCCTCAACGATGAAGTGCTGCTTGAGCATGGCTCGGTTTCCTTAAGGAAGGATGATGTTGGACGGTTGCACGAGGACAAGCGAGGGCTTGGGCTGCGCGTTAGCTTTGGCCTCGGCAGCGATGATCTGCTTCGCCTCGTCCGATTCCGGCTTGAAGTGCAGGATGATTCCCGCGCGGCGCTGGTTGTAGCCGGTCGCAAATGCCTCGGCAGCTTCCGGTGGGAACATGCCGAAGATCTGGGCGAACAGTTCCTCGATCAAGCCGAGACGGGCTTCGACGTAGGACGATTGCTCTTGGAGCGTCATGCTAGATTCCTTTCATCAGGTCGGCGAATGAGTTCTGCAGGTTCGCGTTATCTTCGGCGGTGCCGGTGGCTTTCACTTCTTCGACCAGCGGGATCGTGCGCTTGTGGCCCCACGAGGCTTCAAACTCCGCGACTGACATCTCGCGGCGAGCCAGGGGATCCCAGACCTTCTGCTCGAAATACACCGGCAGGGTTTCGTCAGGGTTCGAGGACTTGCAGATACGGACGAACGAGCAGCCGCCGTATTCGGTGCAGGCGCCATCCAGGCTGTAGTCCCAGTAACCTTCCTTCCACATGCGAATCATGCGCTCGACATCGCGGTGCAATTGCTCTTCCCAGCGAGCGATTTCGTACTCGGTGCGGTAGGTCGGAACTTCCAGGGTGTCATATTTCGTCTTGAGGATCGAGATGCCACGCACGATGCTGCCGGAGGTCTTGATGCCCTGCTTGCGTGCGGCCCATTCGTAGCCGGTGAACTGTGAGCGCATTTCCCATTGCCGGCCCCAGGAGGCACCGAGGCTGGAGGTCGTCTTTTCGTCGTAGACGTAGATTCCGCCTGCCCGCTCGGCGATCATGTCGCTGCGGCCAGTGTACATGATCGGATCTCCGGTCACTGGGTGGTTGATGCCGAGGGGCTCGGCGAAGCTGAATTCGATCCCGCGGCGTCCGTTCGGCAGGGTGATCGGCTCGGCGCCGTCTGCCCCCAAGGGATAGTTATGGAAGTAGAATTCCAGGGCACCGCACATGCGCTCCAGGGACTTGGCGGAGTCGGCCGGGCACTCGAAATCGCCGTAGTGCTTGATGAGGGCCGCGAGTCCGGCGCCTTCGGCTTGATCGGCATCGGCCCCTTCGACGTAGAAGGCATTGCGAGCTGCTTCGATGCCGGATGCGAAAGCCCCCCCGGCGACGAGGTGGACCGACTGCGCGATTGGCTTCCAATGTTGCATGTATTGACGGAACGCCTTCTGAGGGCACGAACGGAACGTGCCCAGGATCGTGCTATCAATAGTGTTTGGGAACATCAAATCTGGGTTGTGCATCTTAAGCTTTCCAGTTGGTGGATGATTCGATCAATGCCTTGAAGGCGACGATTGCTGGCGTCCGCATTTCGCCACGGTGCGCGCGGAAAAATGCGCGGAGAGCCTCAACCGGGGCCGGGGCGGGTCCGGCGTCCGGTACACATAACGCGGGGTCGTTTTGGAGAACGTGCCCGTATGACCCCGAGTAACTGTAGACCGTCATCCCGCCTTTGACGGCCCGCTCCAGCTCTTTGTTATTAATAGCGACAACCGCGCCAGGATGCTGCTGCTTGAAGAGCTTGTAGCAAGCTTCCTTCACGATTTCCGGCGCATCGTAATGCACATGCTCCAGGTCGGGGCAGCCCTTTTCCATGAGCTCGGCAACCTGCGCCATGCGCTTGGACTCATACCACATTTGCTTGGCGAGCCATGCGAGGTCGAACGAATCGACTGTGTTGCGGTCACGTTCCAGGCGCAGGAACTCGGGCTTGACGTTATAGCCGTACCAGAGCTTGGTTTGGCAGACGAACAAGCCTTTGACGTAGAGCTCGCCGGGGCGGTCGAGAAGGATTTGCCCCTTCGAGGTTTCGACGATCTCTCCGACCTGCTCCTGCATGGGGAGGAAGGACCGGCGAATGCGGTCTTCGTCGTCCTCCGACAGGTCATGAATCAGGAACTCCAGGCCATTCCCTTTGTTCTCTGGGCAACTGGACTCACGGATGCTGAGAACCTCGGTGCCAAACGTACGGGACTGCTTGAATTGGGGCTGCCAGAGCAGGTCTCCGTTAAGCACCTGGACATTCTTGCCCTCGCGGGTCAGCACGAGCAGAGCGATCTTGTAGCCCTCGCCGAACTGGCCAACCTTCTGAGCATTGTCTGCTTTCGAGGTCGTGCCGAGCAACAACGAGGACGCTGGCAGGGTTGCATAGCGGCTGCGGATGGACAGCACGCCGGACTGGAAACTGTACTCCAGGGGGCTTTCAGAATCAATTGCATTCTGGAGAAGCTCCCTGACAGCTTCCACCACGCCCCAATGCGCGACGTAGGAACGGGCGAGAGGCAGTTCGTAGATTTTGTCAAGGAGTCCCATGTTACGCGCCCTTCAGCAGGAGAGCCAGGGCGTCACGCTGCGAGTCGTCCACACCGGACAGGATCTGCTGGGCGAACGAGCGGCGCAGGTTGGCGCGGTAGGCATCGGACACGGTGTCCTCGATCTGCTTGTTGCGCTG